TGCCAGGATATTTCATTTCAATCCAAAGATTATCATTTAATTTAATCTTATTGGTGTGACCTTTTTCAAAATCAACTTTAACTTTTTCAATATCAACCTGAACTTTAACTTCAGTTTCACCATCATCTGGACATGTAAGAATTAATTCAACAATTTCTCCTACAGATTTTGCTCTAATATTCAGAAAAATGTATTCAATATCAAAGGTTGCTAGATCCTTAACTTTGAATCCTTTTGTAGTTACACATGCAGCAATAATATCTTCCAATGCACTAGCAATTTGCTTTTCATCTTCAGATTCTAATGCCATAAGAAGAACTTTTTCTTCTTTGACCATAAATGGTCTAAATTTTACCTTCTTTTTTGAGGAAGGAATTACCAATTCATAAGTTGGCGAAGTCAGGGTAGGTAGTGACATAAAATAATCTCCAAGGTTTAATTAATCTTCTCTAAGAAGTTTAGAATATTCAAAGAAAAAGGATGCTTGAAATTTAAGCGGTTGATTCGGACCGTTAGAAACGGTAATATCATTTATCAAGTAAGGATATACATTATATAAGTATATTGTGGATTTTGCAGGTAACTTATCTGTACGTTGTCTTTCCGAAGGGACGAGTTCGGTTTTGTCAATAACCATATTGCAGGTATAATCATTATAATAATTTGTCAGAACAAAATCTCTTGAACGAGCATCATTTCCTAGTTTTTGATATGGGAATATAAATTCCGCCCATTTATGTAGCATCTTATAGGGAAGGTGATCTTGATCCATTAAAAAAGTAATGGTAAAATCTCTAAATGTCTTAGTGTGAGCGTATTTTTGATTCATACCAGGAGCATGTCCTTCAAAATCTCCAGTACTAACACTAAATCCAGGAATATTAACTTCATCAGCAAGGTAACTAAGTTTTGCTCCATTGCTAAGTAATGATGTATTTTCATAGTCACGTGGTTCTGGCACACCAGGAACACCAACAGTATTGGCAAGAAGTGCGTTCTGTCCAAACTCAAAGGATATTTGATAGCGATTTGACGAAGCAAGTCCACTCGGACCAATTATGTTCGACAATACATTGGTTATCTTCATCTAAATAGAAAGGGAAGAGTATATTTATATTTAGCGACTTATTATGGCATATAGTGGAAAGTATCGACCATCCTATCCAAAAAAGTACAAAGGAGATCCAACAAATGTTATTTACAGATCTCTATGGGAAAGGAAATTCATGGTCTGGTGTGATAATAACGAAAACGTCTTGGAATGGGGAAGCGAAGAAATCGTTATACCTTACATCTCTCCTCTTGATAGTAGGGTTCATAGGTATTTCCCAGATTTCTATGTCAGAGCAAGAACTAAAACTGGGGGGACACAGAAATTTATTATTGAGATCAAACCTCTTAAGCAAACAGAACCTCCCAAAAAACAACGCCGACGTACAAAGAAGTATATAACTGAAGTTACAACTTATGCAGTCAATGATGCTAAATGGAAGGCAGCAAACGAATATTGTAAAGATAGAAGATGGCAATTTAAAATCTTAACAGAAAAGGAGTTAAAGATATGAGTGTTATCGAGAAAATTAAAGAAGAAGATGCTAAAACAAAGCAAAAACAAAGAGAAATAGCGTTTAACTATCTTTTTGATAATGCTAAGGATAAAGTGGCGGTTGGTAAAGTTTACTTATTTGAATATGACCCTAAAACTAAAATACAACTAGCACGTTGGGACAAATATCCTTTAGTTTTGGTTACTACATTATATGATGATGGATTTGCAGGAGCAAACTTTCATTATACAACACAAAAGCAAAGAATGATCCTTGCTCAAAAGTTTCTAAATAATAACGTAAGAATACCGTTTAAATTGCTACATAGATATATTATCGATAGAGCAGATAACATATTTTTTGAAGTTCCAGAAGATGAATTAGTTGAATTTGCTGCATTATCATTAGAGCAATTTTACGATAGTCGAAATCGTTTTGTAAGTTCAAATAAAGTTCAAAGATCTGGTAGATTATGAAACAACCATTACAACTTCAATATCCTAAAAGCACCCTTGAAAGGACTAATTCTTACATAATGTTTAGAGCATATGACTATAGTTCTGCTCCTAATTCAAGTAGAATAGGAAATATTAGGTCTAATATACAAAGAAATGCTGGAAATCTTACAGGTGCAACTCTTACAGATCTTCCAGAAACTCTTGGTAAATCATTTACTACAAGTTCAGGTGGTGCAGATGAAGGTGATGCAACATCAATAGGTTCAGTTTCATTATACTTACCTCAAAATTTAGAATATAATTATGGGGCAAACTGGAAAGCAATGCAGTTTGGTGCATTAGGAGCAGCACTTAATAAAGGTCAAAGTTTTAATGAAGGAGCAACACAAGCATTAAAAATTGGTGGTACTGCTATGGCAAATGTACTGGGAGATGCAGTAGGTGGAGCACTTGAAAGTGTACCTAAAGTAGAAAATCTAACACTAGATAATGTTCTTGGTGCTTCATTTGGTATTACATTTAATGACAACACTCTCCAAACATTTGACAAAATGGAGACAAGAACTTTTAGTTTTAAATATGTTCTGGTTGCTAGAGATGCTAGTGAGGAATTAGAAATCAAAAAGATTATTAAATTTTTCAAAATTGCAATGCATCCAGATGCTACAGAAAATGATAAAAATAATACAATTTTCTTAAAATATCCATATATTTTTAGAATTATTCCCTCTGGTTATAAAACTACAACTGGTACCTTTGCTAACGGTACTTTTAAGACGACATTGGCAGATAAAAACTGGTCATCATTTTTACCTAATACTAAATATTGTGGATTAAAAGGAATGAATGTTAGTTATACACCAAACAATGTTATCTCATTAACTCCTAATAACTTTGTTACTGCTGTAACAGTAGGTTTAGAGTTTGTAGAACTTACCAACCTTACAAGAAGAGATATCGTTGAAGTAGAGGATAGCACTTTGCTTGAGGGATATGAGGGAGATCAAAAGGGATTAGATCAACTAAATTTTGGAACTGGTCGTGATGGTACACTTGGTTTGGGAACATCTGGTTTTCCTACAAATTCTTAATTTAAAAAAATGGCATATTTCGATAAAATACCTAATATATCGTATCTTAAATACAAAAAAAATCCCTACGATGGGGATTTTATTACCATTAAGAACATTTTTGGTCGTGTCAAAGTAATTGATGATGTTCTTGCAGGTGCTACTGTATTTGAGGATTATTTTATTAAAGATGGGGAAAGACCAGACACCATTTCTTTTGATTTTTATGGAGATCCTGGATTTGATTGGGTTATTATGCTTATTAACAACGTCAGAAATCTTTATGATGATTGGGCAAAGAGTGCACAAACATTAACTCAGTATGTAAATAGTAAATATGATGATCCTGGTGGTATTCATCATTATGAAACTATTGAACAAACTTATAACGGTAAAGTAATACTTAAAAAAGGTATTGAGGTAGGCGAGTCATTTAGATTCGTCGATCCGCTTGGCAATACAAGAACTGCTGAGGAATCTAGAGGACCAGTTAATAACCTAGTATACGAAACTCGTTTAAATGAAGAAAAGAGAAAAATTTATATTTTAAAACCAAATCTTTTAGAAAGTTTTGTAGATATCTTTGAAAAAGAAATGAAATTTACTCCTAGCACAGAATTTGTAACAGAAAATTTAAAAAGAAATATTAATTAACATCATATTCTATTTGTATTACTTTAGATGATTTACCATGACTATTACGTCTAGATAGTTTTTGAACAGTACCACCTAATCTAGTAGCAGCATATTCTATATCTTTTAAAACTTGTTTTTCTAGATCCTCGTATGGATCATAGTATTTGTCTATTTTCATTCTTCTTTAGTGGTTAGTTCTTCTATTGCATCAACTGGCACTTCATTGCCACCGATACTATACCAATGTTGTGGCATACCTATGCTATCTTTACGTACACCAAGATATACTAGGTTATCTTCACTGAAACTATTCTCACGTAACATTGCTTGTAGTTGCCAATGTATTAGTTCTGATTTCTTCATTCTTCTATTTCAAAATACCATTTAATAGATTTAATATAATCAAAAGTACAGGATAAATCAAAATCACAATTTGTATTGTATTTCCTGTCACACAAGAAATTCCTCAGTTTTTCAACTGAGTTGAATGTTCCTACATGTCTTTCTTTGTCATCATATAAGCGATATTTCATTGGGGTTTATGATCTTTAAACTTATCATGGTTGCCATCCCCAGGCATTTTACCAAAAGCACAATATTCAATTGCTTGCACTGATCCCTCTAAACGTTTGAGATCACTTTCATTTTTGACATATTCTTCATATGCTGATTTCAACTCTGCATTTCTCGCTGAGAGTTGCATTGTACGTTTTGTAAAACGTTGAAGTAACTGTTCGTAATTTTCAGTAGGTTTGAGTTTCATGGTATTAACTAATAATAGTTTTGTGTCTGTCAATTCCGTAGAATAAAATTTTAATGGTTGTTTTCCATGTAAATTATCACCACTCATAGATTTCTTTTAAAATAAATTCTTTAGATAAGATTGGATCCCCAAGCAATTCTAATTGAATGTTATTTGCATCTACGAAGATGTCGTCCTCCGCTTCCTTTCTACAATGTTGCCAGTAATATGTGTTATCTTCTCTTCGATATAAGTAAGAAGTGTTGTGTGAATCGAGGGTGAACATT